AGAAAGTATTACACCGTGTAACAACAACGGTAGATGGTAAGAAGTATCAAATAACCTTTAGTGCAGAGTGTCCGATGACTGCCATAAAGATTGCTCATGGAGTTCCATTAAATTACTGGGAGGAAATAGAATGAAAACAAAAAGATGGCATGTGCTTATGACAACAGAACAATACATAGAAGTTGAAGCTGAAACCCCTGCAAAGGCAGAGATGGAAGGACTACGAATGTATCAACGATGCGAGATTAGACCTGAGTATCCAATCTTTGTGTGTGAAGAACAAGATGTAATTGACGATGAGGAGAATGAATAATGAGCATATCAGCTAGTGCAGTATTAGTAGAGTTAAACATTAGTGTTTGGACTGCTAACAAGTTGGACAAGGGTGCGACCGATAGTGTGCTTGCGAGTAATAGTGCAAGTAGTGGGTCGGCACAGGTGCGTAAGAATTTAATGGCTGGAACTAACAAGCGTAAAAATATATCTGACTACGCTGCTAAGGCTAGGCTATACCATAATCAGACTACGCTATCGTGGTCGGACAAAGGTGCTAGGCTACTACCCACTAGCTTGTTCTTAGACTACAAACAAAACATGAATGCGTATCAAAGCAACATGACTACCATGATTGATGATTTCTATGCGAACTATGCAGACCTCATAGACCTAGCTAAGCATCATATGGGCGACTTGTTCAACCCTTATGACTATCCAAGTATAGAGGAGTTGCGTAGTAAGTTTGGATTCCGATTGGTATTCAGTCCGTTACCTGAGGGTGGGGATTTCCGTTTGGATATTCCTAAGGCTGACATGGATGAGTTGGGCGAGCAGTATGAGTCGGCATTCAAAGACAGACTTAAAGATGCGATGCGTGAGCCATGGGAGAAGTTACATAAATCCCTTACTCATATTTCAGAAAAACTAACGGAGGAAGATGGCGATGATGTTGATGAGAAAACCAAGAAGCGTTACCACGATACGCTTATCACGAACGCTCAGGATTTGTGTGGGTTACTCACGCATCTAAACATAACCAAAGACCCTAAGCTAGAGGAGGCAAGACGTTCCCTTGAACTAACAATGTTAGGTGTTGACATTGATGCTATCAAGGAAAGTGTTGATGTGCGTAGTAGCGTAAAGGCAAAGGTTGATGACATTCTTAAGAAGTTTGATTGGTAATTTTACGGAGAGTATATATGACATACGCAAATATAGAATTGAAAGAGCATGACAAGTTTGGGGAGGGTAAGAAGCTTTCTATTATCGACCCCTTTATGAAGGAGTTTGTTGAGAAGCTGGCACTAAAGTATCCACTATGGACTTTTGTAGAAGCTAACATGACGGCTAATCATTCGACTAAAAATTACGAAGCCTATAGATTTAAGGTTATAGATAAGAGAGAAGTAATAGGTGAACTTGATAAGGATTGGCACAGAGATGGGTTTAAGTATTGCATAGTGAACCACCGTATCAACGACATGCGAGAGCGTGGTCGGGGTATGAAGACTATACATCTTGATAAGGCAATTAAGCATGTTGCTAAATTCTTTGGTAAGAAAACTATAACCGAGCAGTTAGCAGAGGCACAAGAAAAGACTCGCAGTTCTTTATCAAGTGTAGTGCGTGAACGAGAGTTTGATTTATCTAATGCATGGGATAAGCTAGAAAAACCTTTGATGCGTTTTGTGGGAGCTAACTATGAAGCGTTTATCCTTAGTATGGTAGAAGGAGGTGATGCTACGCCAGCCAATGCTCACTATGTTGACGGCTTACCTATTAGGTTAGAAGCAATGAGTGTTGCAAATAAACTAAAAGAACAATTTAATAGCAGAGAAACTTATATTGTGTTTATAAATGGTGTAGACTACTGCATACAGAAAGGAGATACATCCTTAGAAATAAAGTCGAGCGAAGAATTGCCTGACTTTGTGCGTAGAGCCGTAGGGTTACTTAAGTTAGTAGAAGATGGAACTCTTATACCCAATGCCGGTATTAGAGTAAACGACTCTACTTTTTTAGTAGCACCTAACAATGTTAGCCAAGGAGAAGAAATATGAGAGCAGAAAAAGCAATGCTACTAGCAGACCTTAAGTCTACATTCAAGTGGACAGGTGGAGCAGATGTATTAAAGACATGGAAGAAACATGGGTTCGTTCCACCTAGTGAGCATAGAGAAGATTATTTATTTAAGTTAAACAGAGAAGCAAACAAACCAACCGAGAGAGGAGTATATGAATGAAGTAAAGAAAGGTAGGGGGGTAGGTAAGATACCGGCAATGGTTTATATATCCCTTAGAGTTAGCAGAGAAGTAGCAGATTATTTCGCAGCGATGCCTAATAAAAGTAATGCAATTAGAGCCGTATTAAACAAACATGTTAAGAGCCAAGGAGAAACACATGCAGAAGAAAGTAAATAAAACAGCAAAAGTTATAGCGTATATGCAGAAGCACCCAAAGGCTACACCTAAAGAAATAGCAGATGCGTTAGGTGTAGCACCTACTACGGTATATCAGGTTAGACATAACAAGAAACATAAACTTGTAACTAAGATGGCAAAGCTACCTATGACTGCTTTGACAGGGGTAGAGGCAAGTAAGTTAGTAGATATGGCACATCGCATATCCGTAGGTAGAACGGATAAGAAGCAAGACCCAAGAATGCCTAGGTTTGAGGAAGCACCTCCCAAGGCTGACATGGTTAATCACCCTCCGCATTATAAAACCGGTGGTATAGAAGTAATAGACTATATAGAGTCTAAAGAGTTAGGGTATCACCTAGGTAATGTTATTAAATATATCAGTCGTGCCGGACTAAAAGATGGTAAGGTTATGGAAGACTTACAGAAAGCCCAATGGTATCTAAATAGGGCTATCGAGTTCCATAATAAATACCATGGTTCTACGACCTCATGGTCGGTGTCCACGACCTAACAATGTTAGGGGAGATTCATACACAACAAGAGCCAATAGCCTTGTAGATGTAAGTGCTTTTGTTGTTCGATTAGCTATCCCCTAAGGAAATCTTGTGGCTAGTCGAATCCATAACTCTGAGGGAGGCAGAGAATCTACATCTCCTCCCAACTCCCCACTAAAAATACCCCTTGACAAAGTCCAACTACATGTTATTATGTAGGCATGGCATCTACTCCCGAAAAGAAAGTAAAAGATAAAGCCGTTAAGATTTTAAAGTCTTACGGTGTATACTACTTTTTCCCTGCAACGCATGGGTTTGGTAGGTCGGGTGTTCCCGACATTATCTGTTGTGCTAAGGGTAAGTTCATAGCCATAGAGTGCAAGGCCGGTAACAATAAACCAACTCCACTACAAGAGAGAGAAATAAAAGCTATCGGTGATAACGGTGGTATTGCATTTGTAATTAACGAGGACAACCTAACAATGTTAGGTGATTTTTTTAAAGAGCTAATAGGAGAAACAAATGAACAAAGGTGTGGAAACAGTCCTAGCTAGGATGGAAAGCAACCCCGAGGAATTCTTTACTTCGGCAAATGATAAGTGGAAGTTCATCTATTCCGAATACTTCCGAGACGCAATGACCGAAACCGAGAAGGGTTTAATCTTCGACAAGATAAAAGAAATACGCAGAGAGGAGCTAACTCAAAAGGTTATGGCTACCCTACTACCTCTTGAAGATAAAGAAGAACAGGAAGAATCTAAGGGGTTTGGAAGTGCACCGATAATGCATGAAGGTCGGGCGGTTAAGTTTAATGCTTCTGATGCACAGATGGCTAGGCAACTTAAGATGTCACCGACTGAATACCTTAAATATAAAAGGAGCGCAGGGCTATGAACAAAGGTGTAGAGATACTACTAGCAAGGATGGAAAGCAACCCTGAGGAGTTTGTGCCTGACGTTAATGGTAGATACCCTAGGAAGTGGCGAGAGACTCTTGACCATGTGCAGGCTAGGGTGCATTCCCAAGGGGTTTTAATGTTTCTTACTGATGATGAAATCAATATGCTATGGGCTAAGATGCAGAGCATTCGAGGGGACTTGTTCACTAAGCAAGTTATGAATACGCTACTACAGGATAGTGTTGATACTCTTACTCTTCAAAAAGATTTGAACGACACTTATTGGAAAGCGTACGGTGCTACTACTGTTCTCCCTATAACTCCTCCTAGGGAACTATCATCTCTTTTGCAACAAGCTGACTGCGGTAGCCCCAAGGAGAAACCTTGAAACTTTTTTGCATAGATTTCGAAACTTACTATTCCCAAACCTTCTCCTTAACCAAACAGACTACGGAAGAGTATATCCGTAGCGAGCAGTTCGAAACGATTGGTGTAGCTGTGTGTGAAGAAGGGGGCGCTCCGATTTGGTTTAGTGGTACTAAAGCAGATACAAAAGAATTCCTCGATGGTTTCGAACTCGACAAGCATATTGTGGTAGCCCATAACGCTATCTTTGATATGGCTATTCTTAATTGGGAATACGATATTAGACCTAAGGGTATTGCAGATACCTTGTCCATGGCTAGGGCGATACATGGTACAGAAGTTGGCGGTAGTCTAGCTAAGCTTGCTGAATACTATAACATTGGAGTAAAAGGCACAGAAGTATTAGATGCCAAGGGTAAGTATCGTATAGACTTTACTCCTCAAGACCTAGCGCAGTATGGTGAGTATTGTAAGAACGATGTGGCTCTTACGATGTCTTTGTTTGAGGTACTAAGTGCTGACTTTCCTGCTACTGAGTTGCGGTTAATAGACCTGACTATCCGTATGTTTA